AATTACATCAAGCAACTTCCGCACGTTTGGATTGTTTAAATACTGCTGAGGGTTTGCCATGTTTCACCTATTGAAAGAATGATGAAAGTGGTGGTCGCCCGCCTGCGCCAGAGGATGGAACTTGACCTTGTTGCAATTGTCCAGATCGATTGTTGATTTCACGATACTTGTCATTGAGCTGCTTGATTGACTGTAATGCAGCAAGACGTGTTGCAATCGGTTTTGTATCGTCAGCCAACTCACCCGCCATTTCACGGTACATCTGCACATCCTTGTCGGATTGCGGACCAGACATCTTCGGCATTAATGCTACCAACTGGCCTGCCAATGTTTTGAGTTGTGCAGTTGCTTTAGCACCTTCAGTAGAAACACCAATGCCTTTGCCGAGAAAATCAACCGCTGCACCCGCATAGCTGCCAGTTGCTTTTGGTAGTAATTTCTCAACTTCAGGCAAAATGGTATCAACACGCTGAATGCGCATTGCCTCTTCATTTTGAGCTTGAGCCTGCGGATTATTGGCTTTGCTTGCTGCTAACTGCGTGCCGTTTGCATCTACCGCTGGGCGCGCTGTGCCATCCTTGTAGACAATCCATAACTTACCATTGGCTTCTTTGATTTCACCCTGACCGTTTTTAATCTCGGCCTGCTGCTGATCAAACTCAAGACGCTGCATCTGCACGGCACGGTTTTCATCTGCCGTTTCCGCAGTTTTATCAATACCGTACTTCTGCACACTGGTTGAGCGAACGTTGTTATCAACAGACGTCTGGTTGTCCAAAACATTATCAGCAGTAGTGAGTGAGTATTTCGGGTCTTGCAATCCTTTGAATCGACCTAGTGCATATTGTTGTGCTTCGGCGGCATTGGTTGGCATATTGGTCAGTGCATTAAGTTCGGCCTGATAACTTTCTGGACTAATCACACCATTGTTTTTCATGTTCTCGAGTTGAGCCTTGGCTGCTACTGGCCCACCAGTTAGAAATGCCGACCAGATAGAGCCTGTGTTGTTCTGGCGTGTGATACCTGTTTCAGTAGTTATCTTTCCTGTTTTAGCGTCAATCTCGCCAGTTTCAGCACCAATCTTTCCGATCTCACCGTAAGTTTTGCCAAGGTCAGCATTGAATTTAAGCTGGTCATTGGCTGCTTTGGCTGCTGCTGATCTGTCTGCTGTCAATTGTGTATTCAGCATTGGCGAGAAAATGGAATTATTAGCAAATGCCTGCTGTTCTTCAGGGGTTTTGAGTTGTCGCATCTGGTTAATTCTGCGACCTAACACCAGCTGACCTAAGCTGCCACCCAGATCGGCCAATGCATCCATATTCTGACGCTGTTGAAGCTGCGCCATTTCCGCACCACGCGTAATGATACTTGGATCAATCATAACCTACCCCTTAAACAACACCACCTTTCATAAAGCCTGCGGCCATATTCCCAAGACCAATAAGACTCCCGAAAGTATTGGCGGCTCTGTTTCCAGCCGCAATCTGTCCAGCAGCCTGAGCATTCGCACCCGCCATAGTGTTATTTGCTACAGCCTGCGCAGTTTGCATTCCAGCATTACCTTGCTGTGCTGCTGCGTTTTGACCTAGACCAACAATGTTGGATAATCGGTTGTACTGGTTTGTCTGATCTGCATTAAACCGATTGTAGGCGTTCTGATACTCTTGGCTTGCCATATCTTGACCATAGCCCTGTAGTGCTTTTAATCTTGCGCCTGAGAGTAGCCCACCCCGAGCAGCAGCGCCCGACTGAATAGCGTCCTGACCCTGTTGTAGTCAGAACTGATAACTTGGATCGTCGTAAATATCTTGACCAGTGTAGGTTTGATTAAAATAACCATCTGGACCCATTTGTCCCATCAATTGCGCCAGGGAATCTCGTCCAGCATCCGCATAGGGCATTAAGTCTGTACGAGTTTGGTCGTACATATCCTTCTGAACTTGGGTGGCTTCTCTTGATGCTGCCGCTTGAGTGTTTGCCGCTTGTTGAGCTGCTTTTGCTTGTTTGTTTGCCCCAGTAATAGAGCCAATAGCTTTACCCACGAATGACATAAATCACCTCATAATTTTTTAAACATGATTGTTTCGATTAGCTCAAAACCTTTGCGTTGCCACATCGCCTGGCGGTCATTTGCCGCAAGGTTGGCTAGTGTCCAAAAATCAGCTTTGCTTTGAATATATTCTTCCGAGTACGCCAGCATTTTTGCCGAGTGCTTACGGTGTTTAGGGTCTACAAAAATTGCATCTGTATGAGCATGCACTTTGCCTTTGTGTCTAGCCATTGGGGTGATACCAATCCAGTGAAAGCCAATTGGCTTGCCATTTTTACGCATCACAAGACAGTGAAAAAAGTCTAATTCGTCAGCTTGTTGGTAAATATCAGCATCAAACTCTAGTGAAAGACCTGTAAATCTTGATTCTTCCAGATCAAAAACCTGTTGGCATAACGGCATCAGCTCATCTATGCAATCGCCCCACTTTTCCCGCTGAATCGTAATCATCCTAGTACCCGTTTAGCTTATTGATTGCTGCTGATAGGTCTGCAAAAAATAAAAGCCAGACTTGTGAAATCTGGCCATTAACAATGATTGGTTGATTGATTGGTGGTTCTAGTTTCTTCATCTTATCCTCACTTTGGCTCCAGTAATCACAAGACGTACCGGGTCACTCATTCGAATTCGAAAGACACGGCCGAAAGACTGTCCAAGCCTGCGGAAAATCACTCGCTTGTGATATTCACCAGTTTTACCTAATGATTGTTGTCGGCTGAGCGACCATGTTCTGCCTCGATCATCCGACCAATCCACCATGATTTTCGGCTCAATACCTGACTCCTGTCCAACCTGAGCGATTAGCTCTAGCTCATCAAAAATAAGCCTTGTGCCGTGTGGATTAATCACTGGAGTGACACGTTCCCGAAGGATTGCATCACCAGCATCATCCATTGCATTTTGAGTGAGTTGATAAACTTTTCCATTGCTCCGATCACCCACAAAATGAGTATTTTGAAAGAATGCGTAACTTGCGGCTCGGTGATGCTCATGCTTATGAGTTGCATCATTATAAAAACTGCGCTCATGCCACATATTTGTTGTCGCATCAAAACACCAAGTCTTTTTCGCAGTCGGGAAAGTCATCAAAAGGAATGAATGTCCATGCTCCTGATAAGCAAAGGCATAAGCGTCATCAATACGTGAATATGAAGCAATATCATACTCAATCGCATGGTTTGAAATACGCTGTGCTTGATAGCCTTGCGTCATCACAATTTGACCACGCCCAGCCTCAGTCTGACTAAGCCAAACAAGGCTTTGGCCAAACTGACACACCGAATCCTTAGCAGCACAACCAACTGGCAAGAAAGCGCCTGACATGCGCTGAAACGGAAGATTCACATCACCTGTACTTGACCATATCTCAGTGGTTTTTTCGCCAATCAGCCACAACTGACCGCCATTCGTGATGGTTCGCACAAGGTCATCTGACTTTGTTTCTGCTGTGGCGTAATTTAATGCTGTTGTTGTGGTGTCAAGTAAGTCCGACCATTGAAAGCGACCCGACTTTGGCACAGTCCAGACAAATCGAGAATCCAGCACAGTCACATCGGAAGCACCAAGGAAGTCATCACCTGTTATTTGTGTGAGCGAATTATTTGCAATGGTGTATTTGTATGTGCTGCTTGCCACAATAATGACATGCAGCGAGTTATCAGCAAAAGTGACGCGATTAACACCCTCGATTTCTCCAATTGCCAGTATTGCACCTGTCTTATCAATGGTGTAGAGCATACCACCCGCTACGACAAGCAAGCGATCTGTAAGTGCATACATGCCACGAATGGCACCTGTTGCAAACTCGTACTTCTTAATTAATCCTGGTGTTGGAATAAGTGCTGTGACTTGCGGCGCATTTCCACTTTCAACCGCTTGTGGATAAAGGTTTATTGTTCTCTGACAATCAATCACCCAATCATCAAGATTATAAGATTGCCCCACGACTGGAATATCAATCACATTCATAAGAACTCACTCCAATTGGTAGGTCATTCTTCACATGCAATGGTGTGGTATTGCTGCGTTTCAGCATCTCAATTGCATTGCGCTGATTCAACAAAAGCATCTGCGTTGGCTCGATACCAAACATTGGTGCAAGCTCTACAGCAAGTGATAAAACCAAAGGTCGTTGATAGTTTGATGGAACAATCAATTCATTTTGAGCAACAAGATCAGACGGAAGTGAGTGGACTCTGATTCTTAATTCATTGCCAGTCGTTAAGACGCTGAATGTCCAGTTTGGCACACCAACCGAATAAACAACCTGTGCATCTGGTTTGCTATTGTTTGTATCTCGAATCAGTGTGATTTCCTGATCATCGAGAAAAGCCTTATCTGATACACCTTGAATCTCTGCGTCTATATCAGCAGCCAATGGGCCCACCGTATAAGAACCTGCTCCACTCAATGAAATAACAACATCGGTTGATTTGTAGATATAGAGTTTCTGTGTTGCCAATTGTGCTAGCAAACCCTCAAAAGCAATCAGCGCATCTGCAAGCTCATCACCCTGCACACTTTCGCCAGCAGCAAGAATACCAAGCTGTTTAAGCGACATTTCAATAATTCTGCTAACCAGCATGTGATTCTCCAATAAAAAACCGCCCTTTCGGACGGTTCGTGTTTGATTTGGTTCGCTATAGAGCCAACCCTTGCGCCCACAATGCATCTACCTGTTCTTCAGACAATCCCATTAAATTTGCCATGGTCAATAAATTTGGGCTTGTTCTAATGAATGTGGTTGCATCCTGCCATTCGATTTTAATGATCTGCTTTTGCATTTCATCTGGGATTTGCTCAATCAGTGCTTCAATATCTGTAAGACTGTAGCCATTTGTCACAAGCGCAAGCCGAAATTGTCTGCGCGTTAATGCTTGCACTGGCGGGGTTTCGTAAGTCACAGCCCAGACATAGTTTTTATTAAACTGTGCTAGCGCGTTTAAGATTTGACGCTTATCACCACCACACTGATTGACCAGCTCACACACGCCTGCAAACTCTGGCGTAATTGTGCAGCTGCTTTCAGTGATTTCGAGTTGATGAATCTCAACACCGTCTTTATTTGATACAAGCTTTAACATTTATGATGTCCTCTATTTTTGGAAGTAAAACGGTGCATTTGGTTTGATGATTAAGCTGCTTAATAAAAACAGCTTTATGAAGTATCGATTTTTGCAATCCAAAGCTCTGTGCATGTGAAGCATGAGCCAGCCATGAAGTTATTGATGCTCGAATACGATCAGCTGTAATAGTTTCTATTTCGTAGCATTTTTTCATAAATCTAATCTTTCGATGGATTCTTGAAATTGAACTTTTCCGTATACGTCTATGTGTCACCCACATGCGGTATCCCAAAAAATCCAAAGCCTGACCTTGATGCACAGCAACCTTAAATATTTGAGTTTTTGCATTGGTTTTAAGCTTTAGCTTTTCAAATTTTGGAAATTGACGCAAAGCGATATAGCCGTATGCGATCATTTCTTCACACTTTTGTCTGATTAATAAATCACTAGACACAAAAACTACCTACAAATCAAAAATAAGAACGTGCGCTATCGCGCACGCAAACAGATGACACAAAACAGATTACGGATTTACGAAAGCTGGACGCGCCCCGAAATACGTGTTCACGTTAGAGCGAGCGTTATTCAAGTAGAGCGCGAACACGCCAGCAAGGGCCGCATTGCCCCAATAGCCGCCACGGACGGGCACGCGCTCCCCAGCATCGATTGTTTTCCAAAGCCCATCACTATTAAATTTGGCCGTATCTTCGATTACTGGGTACAAGCACAGTGCTTTTAAGCGAGCCAATGCAGCCGCGCTCACTGGCTTAGTTGTAGACAAGTTGCGGATCGCACCAAAGCTAGTGCCGTTAATTGTGTAGTCTGCTGTGCCGCT